TTTCAAACGGTCAGCGTTATACATTGAGAGACCCGGAAGACATCGGCAGCATTGACAGCAACCGCACGGCATTATTCGTCTTCAATAACGGGCAAATTTACAGAGGATGCACGGACGGAGAGGTTGACGATGACGGGGATTTCTGTCTTTCAAAAAAAGACACACATCATCGCATAGGGCTTCCCTTTGACCGTCTTCTCGGATGGGCTTACGAAAAGGAGGGCTGACTTATGGACTGTAAAAATCCACTTTACCGTTTACAAGAACGATTAAATGAACTGAAAACAGCTTTGAACAATCTTCAAATCGTGTTCGGAATGACCGAAAAGCAGATTGAACAGCTAATTATCAGGATTGAAACGATTGGCGTTAAACAAATAACAAAGGAGGCTTTAAAGGAACTGACAGAACAAGCATCTGAACTTCTTAAATACAAAGTAGAATGCATCCGAGAATCTATTAAACGAGAACCGTTCCCACCGTACAAAGAACGGCTGCATCCCCGGAAGCACTGGCAACGGAAACCCTATTGGCTCAGAACCCGGAGCAACCCGAAGAAAAAAGGCTATCATTAAGTCTGAGAGGCTGAACGCAAATGAAGTGAACTTATTACAGAAAACGGATATTTAATCGAATAAAAAACAAGAAATTATGGGTAATTTTTCAATCAAAGAAGACCTCCTGAAACTGAAAGGGGCGTTCATAACAAACTTCAAAGGGCGCACGGAAACAAAACGCTGTCTTGTCATCCCGGTTGATGACAGCGGGCTTTATGTCGGGGAAAAAGGCGTTTATCTGAACCTGACAGCCATAGAAATGGAGAACCCGCAGTATAAAGAAACACACTGTATCAAACAGTCACTTGACAAGGAGATATACGAAGCCTTATCTGAAGAACAGAGGCAAGCCCTCCCGATTATCGGCGGCATGAGACCGCTTGTGAAGAAAGCCGCCCCACAGATGAATGTCGGTTCAACCTTTGACGGGGCGCAAGCTGTGGAAAATACGGATGACCTGCCATTCTGATAAAATGAGAATAAACACAAACAAAGGGGAGCAATCCCCTTTCTGTTTTCCTCGCCTTTAAACAAGCCCCAAAAATCACGTTAAAACATGAAAGCTGATAAAAGTATCGCAAAAACAAAGAAAAGCCGACAGACAGCGGCAAAACCGCCCCTGCGTGACGTTTTCACGGTTATTTGCAAAACCGATTTGAAAGTAGATTGTGTAAAAGAGTTCAAATTTCACCCCGTCAGGAAGTGGCGGTTTGATTACGCCGTGCCTGAACACAAAATCGCCCTTGAAGTTGAGGGCGGTGTATGGACGGGAGGACGGCATACTTCCCCAAAAGGTTTTCTTGGAGACATTGAGAAGTATAATACGGCTACGCTCATGGGCTGGCGTGTGTTCAGAACAACGCCTGATGACTTGTACAAGAAAAAGACCCTTGATTTGATGAAATCAGCCATTTTGAATGATTTTACCCCTTAAAAAGCCCCTTTTTTGCCTAAAAGTGATTATATTATACTCGCTTTTTCATACTTTTGTGCGTACAATGTAATCACTAATCAAAAAAGAGTATGAAAACAGAAACTATTCATCTTTCACAAATTCAGGTTAACGGGGCGAATCCCCGTACAATCAAGAATGACAAGTTTGAGAAGTTGATTAGGTCTATTCTAATTCTCCCGAAGATGCTTGAACTTCGCCCGATAGTCGTTGACAACACGTTCACGGTTCTTGGCGGGAATATGCGTCTTCGGGCTTTGTCCGCTATCGCTGAAATGTCTCCCGCTGAAATAAATACCCGGCTTGGGGAATGTTCAGGATACGCACAGAAGACAGAAGCAGAACGAGACCTTTTACGCAGTCATTGGGAAAAGTGGCTTGACAGACCGACAGCCCATGTTATCAAGGCTTCTGAACTGACAGACGCAGAACAGCGGGAGTTCATCATCAAAGACAACGTGGGTTATGGAGAGTGGGACATGGACGCTCTCGCTAATGAATGGGACACGGAAGAACTTGTTGATTGGGGCTTAGACCTGTGGGAAGACAAGTCAGAGGGCGAAAGCAGGAACGGTTCTTCTTCCCTGCCGAACAGCGCACCCGAATCATCATTGTTTGACCGCTTTGTCGTACCCCCGTTCTCTATCCTTGACACCCGTAAAGGCTATTGGCAAGACCGCAAGAAGAAGTGGTACGACATCATCGGGGATATGGGAGAAAGCCGTAATGATACGCTTGTGACAAGCCTTGAAATCAAGTACAAAGACCTGTATCAAAGAACCCGTGAACACAGGAAAGAACTTGGTATTTCATTCAAAGAATACATCGAAAAGTACGTTCCAAAAGAAGACCTTGAACGGGAACAGTCGAAAATCGTTGCTCAGGGCGTTTCTATCCTTGACCCCGTTATGGCTGAAATCGTCTGCCGTTGGTTCGGGTTCAAGAACTGTCAGACGTTTGACTGCTTCGCTGGCGATAGCGTCTTTGGCTTTGTTTCAGCTTACCTTGGCAATAGCTTCACGGGCATTGAACTGAGAGAACAGCAAGCGAGCCTGAACAACGAGCGTGTGGCTGATATGACAGCCCGCTACATTTGCGATGACGGTCAGAACGTGGCGAAGCACATCAACCCCGAGAGCCAAGACCTGCTGTTCAGTTGTCCTCCATATTTTGACCTTGAAAAGTATTCAGACCTCCCGAATGACGCAAGCAATCAGGACAGCTATGAAGACTTCATTCAGATATTGAAGAACGCTTTCACGGCGGCTGTCGGCTGTCTGAGAAATAACCGTTTCGCCGTTATCTGTGTGGGCGATGTCCGTGACCGGAAGACGGGCTTTTATTATGACTTCTGCGGCGACATCAAGCGGATATTCAAAGAAGCGGGCGTTCTTCTGTATAATGAAATCATCCTTGTTGAACAAACCGCTTCAACAGCCCTGAGAGCCGCCCGGTATATGGAGACAAGAAAGGTCGCAAAGACGCACCAGCACATTCTCGTGTTCTTCAAAGGCAACCCGAAAGACATAAAGAAAGAATACCCGAAAATTGAGTACACAGAAGAAGACATGGTTCAGTTTGAAGCCACTGAAACTTCTTCTGAGAGTGAAACAACTGAAAATGAATAAGACCATGCAAGCAAAAATCTGGAATCACGCCCAATGGGTCAAAGAGACCGACCCGAAAGCACTGCGGGGAATGTTTGACGAACTTCTCCGTAAAGCGGGTTTCAATGTTCTGAGTTGCACGGAACATCATTTCAGCCCACAAGGTTACACGGCTTTATGGCTGCTTTCCGAGAGCCACTTTGCCGTTCATACGTTTCCTGAGTTCGGGCGAACATACATCGAACTGTCAAGCTGCAACCTTGACTTTTATCTGAACTTTCTTTCAATGACAAAAGAACTATGAGCAAGGCACAGGAAAAGAAAAGAAACCAACTGAAACAAGCCCGTCTCGAAATCGTGGCGGGAATGTACAAGCGGGGTTACAGCCTCAGAAAAATTCAATCAGAAGTCGTGAAGCGGCTTGAACTGTCTTCTTATTCCCTCGCCACGGTTCACAAAGACGTGCAGACGCTTCTTGACGAATGGCGGGAAAACAGAATTGAAGACATGGACGCTGCTCTGACACTTGAACTTGAACGTATTGACGAAACCTGCCGGGAACTATGGGAACAGTGGGAAAAGTCAAAGACTGATTACAACAAGACACAACGCAAGCAGAAAGGCTCTCCCGCCCGTGACAACGAGACGGGGCAGACTTCAATCAGGACGTATCAGACAGAAAGGACGGAAACAGAGGTTATCATGCTCGGAGACCCGTCATATATCGCCGAAATCAGGAAACAACTTGAAGAACGGCGTAAGCTGCTTGGTCTTTACGCTCCCGAAAAGAAAGACATCAACGGAAATGTATCTTTCGCCTCTCTGCTGATTGAAAGCGGCTTGTTGGATGAACCCGAAACGCAGGACGAAGCAGAATAACACCGATTGCGCCCGAATGTGGCTCTGAAATCATTCACTCGTATAAAATTACCATTTGAAAACGAAAGCCCGGCACAGGGCGAATCAGCAAAAAATAACTCAATGAAGAAACAGAATAAAGATATTCTCCGCAAGAAAGGTCTTGAACTGATGAACCTATGGCGGGCAGACTGGAACAGGTTTGTCCGTGAAGCCCTCGGAGTGACCCTTGACAAAGAACAGCAAGAAATACTGTCAAGCGTTCAACACAACAGGCGAACATCGGTTGCATCGGGGACAGCCCGAGGAAAAGATTTCGTTGCGGCTTGTGCCGCTATCTGTTTCTTGTATCTCACACCTCGTTGGAGAAAGAACAGTTTGGGGGAAATAGAACTTGTTGAAAACACCAAGGTCGCTTTGACAGCCCCGACAGACCGACAAGTGAAGAACATCATGATGCCTGAGATAAGCCGCCTTTTCAACAGGGCAAAAGCCCGTGGCGTTGAACTTATCGGCAAACTGAACGCTTACGACATAAGAACAAACAATGATGAATGGTTCCTGACGGGTTTCAAGGCTGATGAACACAACCATGAAGCGTGGTCAGGTTTCCACGCCGTTCATACAATGTTCGTCATCACAGAGGCAACAGGTATAGGGGATGACACATTTGCCGCCATTGAGGGAAACCTGCAGGGCGATAGCCGTATTCTGATTGTCTTCAACCCCAATACGACAGTAGGATACGCAGCCAAATCTCAGAAAGGCGACCGTTGGCACAAATACCGTCTGAACAGCCTGACAGCCCCGAATATCGCAAGCAAGAAGATTATTATTCCCGGTCAGGTTGACTACGATTGGGTGTTGGATAAACTTGAAAATTGGTGTGAGAAAATATCCCCCGATGAAATCATATCAGAAATGGATGACTTTGAGTTCGAGGGGCAATGGTATCGCCCGGAAGACCTGTTCAGAAAGAAAGTCCTCGGTCTGTTCCCGAAAGTCGATGAAGACACGCTTATTCCCCGTCAATGGCTTGAAGAAGCGCACGAACGTTGGAAACAAGCAAAAGGGCGTGAACCGCTTCGGGCTGACCTCAATATTCTCGGTGTTGACGTGGCGGGCATGGGGCGTGACGCAACGTGTTATGTTCTTCGCCGTGACAACTGGGTGGCTTCCTTTGACACACACAATTCAGGCGGTGTGGCAGACCACATGAAAGTAGCTGGGAAAATCATGGTTGCCCGCCGACAGAACATCGGTCTTTACGTCAGTATTGACACAATCGGCGAAGGTGCGGGCGTTTATAGCCGCTGCGTTGAACTTGAAGACGAACCCCATTATATCCTGAGTTGCAAGTATTCAGAGAGCGCAAAGACCCCTAACGGGCGTGAACTGAGTGACATCACGGGGCAAAACAAGTTCTTCAATATGCGTGCTTATCTGTTTTGGGCTGTCCGTGATTGGCTGAACCCAAGAAACAACACGGGAGCCATGCTGCCGCCGGATGACAAGTTTGACGAAGAAGCCACGGAAATAAAGTTCTCGGTAAAGTCAAACGGCAAACTTTATATTGAACCGAAAGAAGACATCAAAGAACGCCTCGGGCGAAGCCCTGATAAGTTTGACGCTTTGGCTAACACGTTCTATCCCGTTCGGTATGCGAAACCTATCAACGTGAACAGAATTGCGAAAATGATACGGAGATAACAAACAGAATGTTCAATTCAAAAAATATCAAACAATGACAATCGAAGAAATTTTAAATTCAGACATGACGGCAGAACAGAAGATTGCCGCCCTGAGTGAAAAGACCGTGAACGTCCCTGTTTGGGGCGGCAGAAAAGGGCTTGAAATGGAGTATAACCCGAAGTTTCATCCCGTTATGGATAGACAGAAATACCCCGACATCGTGAACGAAGACGGGATTCAGCCCGTGACCCGCATTGCGCTCGGCTTTCAGAAACTCGCATCAAAGAGAATGACAGAACTGGTTACGGCTATACCTGTCAAACGTGTGTTCAAGCCTGAGAACGACAAACAGAAAGAAGTGGCGACATTCATCACAAGCGTCCTCGACAAGAACCGCATCGACAGCGTTGACATAGACCGTGTGAACAGGTTCTTTGCCGGCTGCGAGATTATGACGTTATGGTACGCCCTTGAACAGAACAACACGCTTTACGGAAGAAAAAGCCCCCTGAAAATCCGTTGTCGCACGTTCTCCCCCATGCTCGGCGATGACCTATACCCCCTTTTCGATGAATACGGCGACATGATAGCAATGTCAGTCGGCTATCAAAGGAAGAAAGGGAGAAAGACCGTGAAGTTCTTTGACGCATACACGGCAAACAAGCACATCAAATGGTCTTCTGAAAGCGGTTCATGGCAGGAGATTGAGAATGAAGATATAACGCTTTTGAAAATCCCCGCAATTTACGCCTGCCGTCCTTTCCCGATTTGGGAATTCACGTCAGATACAGTTTACGAAATTGAATGGTCTTTGAGCCGTAACGGTAATTACATCCGTGAGAACTCAAAGCCACTGTTCTGTGTCTTCGCTGATGAAGCGATAAGCTACGGCGATGAAAAAAGCCCTGATAAGGAAGCCCGTGCCGTCATGCAATACCCGAAAGGCTCAACAGCGCAGTATGTCACTTGGCAACAAGCCGTTGAGAACCTGAAATTCCACGTCTCAGAGTTGAGAAACCTCTATTTCACAATGCTTCAACTCCCTGATTGGTCTTACGAGAAGATGTCGCAAGTCGCCTTGTCAGGAGAGAGCCGGAAACAACTGTTCATTGACGCACAACTGAAAGTCAACGATGAAAAAGGACCGCTGATTGAGTTCTTCGACCGTGAAATAAACGTTATCAAGGCTTACGCAAAGATTGTCTTCGGGGAAAGCTACGCCGCCGACATTGACGCTCTGAAAGCTGAAATCATCATTACCCCGTTCACAATATCGGATGAAAAGGATGACATCAACAACTTGATGACAGCCAACGGTGGCAAGCCTCTTATGTCTCAGCGTGAATCCATTGAGCGTTACGGGCAATCTGATGACGTTGACAAGACGCTGAAAGAAATCAAGGAAGAAGAAATGTATGACAGCCTTGAAATGACTGAATAACAAGAAAGGGGGAAATTATGGCTATATCAAGAAGAAGACAACCGCCAAAGACCAAAGAACAACCGAAATTTCAATGCCGTGACTGCGGGCACAGCTATGATTGGCATGAGATAGGCGCAAACGGGAAACCATTCATGTGCCGTTGCCCGTTCTACACGGACGGAAAGTTCTGTCGCTTTCTTTCAGACCCTCAGTGCGAACACTTCATCAAACGGGAGGTAAACAATGGCAAGGCTGAATAAATGGGAACGTCAACACTTGAAAGACCTGTCAGCCCTTGACAAGCGCATAGAACAGATTTACGAGGCTGCTGTCAAGGAAGCCGCACGTATCGGTGCGACCATAAGCGATTTTAACCCCGACAGGCTTTTTTCTTTCAGCGACTATCCAATTACACGCAAAAGAATAGAAAAGCTGTTGTCGGGGCTAAAAAGCGGGTTGTCGGCGGCGATAGTCAACGGCATAAACTCCGCTTGGTCTCTATCAAACAACAAGAACAACGAACTCGCCCGTCGGGTCTTCGGGGATAACGTGGGAAAACTCTCTCAGGCTCAATACCGCCGTTATTTCTCCACGAACGATGAAGCCCGTGAAGCGTTCATTCAGAGAAAGACAAACGGGCTGAAGCTATCAGACCGTGTATGGAACTATACGAACCAGTTCAAGGAGGAAATAGAACTCGGGCTTGATGTCAGTTTGAGAAACGGCGTATCTGCCGAGGACATGACAAAAGAACTGCGTCAATACCTGAAATTTCCCGACAAACTGTTCAGACGTGTCAAGGATGAACACGGGGTTTTGCAGTTATCCAAGCGGGCGGCGGCTTTTCATCCCGGTCAAGGCGTTTACCGTTCTTCATTCAAGAACACTCGCCGCCTCGCCGCCACAGAAACGAACATCGCTTATCGAACGGCAGACTATACCCGCTGGCAAGACCTTGATTTCGTTGTCGGAATTGAAATCAAGCTGAGTAATAACCACACTTTGAACGGCGTTGCGTTCAGGGACATTTGCGATGAACTGAAAGGGCTTTACCCGAAAACGTTCAAGTTCACGGGATGGCATCCACATTGCCGCTGTCATGCTGAAACAGTCTTGAAGACTGAGGAAGAAATGGCAGAGGACAACCGCCGTATTATGGCGGGAGAAGAACCCGTTCAAGGGAGCAAGAACGAGGTCAAAGATGTACCCGATAATTTCAAACAATGGCTTGCTGATAATGAAGACCGGGCAAAACGTATGTCATCTGTTCCGTACTTCATTCGTGATAACGTGAAGTTTATTCCTGAAAGGTTCATTCAGAACATGGGAACACTGAAAGGCGGTCAAGATGCGGGGCTTATTGAGAACCTGAAAGAAGCCTTTCTGAAACTCAAAGACCCGAACTATATCACGGGCAAAGAGGTTCAGAACACGATTAAGACCTTTGCCCAGAACAACCCCGATTTATTCCTCGGTGGGTTGACTGATGTCGTGATAACACGGGCTAAAGGCGTAAGTTTCTTTATGGCAAACTCCCGGTCTTATCTGAACTCCACAGGGGCTTATAACATGGCGGGGAACACAATCAAGATTGCCAACCGGGAATTTAAGCTTGTCAGCGGCGAGATATTCAACCCGCTTGAAGAAGTCAAGGGGGCTTTAAAAGCCATATCCACGGGTATTGATATGACATTCAAACAAGAATACGCCCTTGAAAGCCTATGGCATGAAATACGCCATGCGCAAGCTATCGGTTGGAAAAATTTGAGAAATAAAACTGATTTAAGAAGCCGTTCAATGGAAACTATCAATCAGTTCTGCGCACGTCATTCATACCGTGACTTTGTGAAAAGCCTTGGAGGGAAGGCGGTCAACACTAAAGAAATCATTGAACGGGGTTATGGTTATGGGCGTTTCGTTTCTAATTTTCAAAACCTATTGAAGCATATAAACGTCACACAAGCAGAAGCGCACGCCCATTTCAAAGACATCATTCTGAAAACCCCGTATGAAGAAATCCACGAGGAAATCGTGAAGTTTGTTCAAGCGAAAAGTAAATATGACTTGAAAACAGCAAAAGAACTTGTTAAAAATCTCAGAATGTCTTCAAGTGAATTTGCAGAAACACTAAGAGGAATCAAGGGTGCGTAACCGTCCGATAAAAATCCAACTTCATATCAAGCGGAAGTTTATCAGCGTACCTTGCCATCCTGTCATTATCCCCTCGGGTATGAAAAAGGGTGGCAAGGTCTAAATTTGCAGTATCTTCCCCCACAATAGCCAAATAACGCTCCTTGTCAGATATTCCGATGTCTTCACGCTCTTTGTCTGTTATGTTATAATCAAAAACTGTTTCCATACTCTGATTGGTTAAGTTATTTTCTCCGAATTTGACGTATAAACGCTTTACTTTCCAAATTGGTGTAAGTCTTCACGTTCTGAATTATCGCCCGGCATTCGGGCGCAATCGCAACGCCACTAAAGAACGGCGGCAATTTTGCGGATATTATCCAAACGCTGCATGAAAGATTTGTCTTTTTGAGCGATACGCACATTGTATCTCATTTGAAGACGCATCAACGGTTCAGCTTCAACCCCCAGCGCAGCCTCAAACATCATCGCTGTTTTTTCAGTGACAGGTCGGCGGGCGTTCAATATCTCATTCAGAACAGAATAGCCTATGCCCATCCGTTCTGCCAACTTGCGTTGAGAAATCCCCCTGTATTCGATTTCTTCTTTCAAGATTTCCCCCGGATGCGTGGGAAACGCAGGTTCAAGATTGTTAGCAATCATTTTAGGGTCAACTCCCGGTATTGTTATCATAATCAATCATTTATAATGGTTTGACAAATCTGTAATATTACATATCGTGGCAATGGTTTCCCCGTCTTTGGTATGTTCCTCGAATTCAATGCGATATTGGTCATTCACTCTCACAGAAGAAAGACCCGCTTTATCGTCTTTCAATTTCTCGTAATTCAATGCGTTGTATCGCATCAACCCCAAGACATTTGAAGTGTCCCTCATCAAATCTATCACACGAATATATTTCCGTATAATTTGAGGCTGAAAACGGTGTTTCTTATCCGTTCGCCCGGTATTATACATTTCCCGAAGATATTCTTCATTGAAGATTATTTCCATATTCAGTTCTTTTTCTGCAGCAAAGATAAGTTCTTTTTCTGAGAGTTCGCAAAAAAGCGAATATTTTTTTTTGAAAGCCTCAAACGGGTAAACCGAATAACATGATTACACCATAATCACAAACACCCTCAATTTGCCCGTTTTTAGCCCCGCTATTGAATTTTCACAGTCAATCTTGTATAAGTTATAGGCCTACTTAAAATCACGTCTTAAATCGGCTTATTTGGGCTTGTCTTCATCATCAACCTGTGAACGGGCTTTTTTGCGCCTTACTGTGAACCGCCTCCTGAGTTATCAGGCAACGTTTCCCGTCATACGGCGTACCGTCAGGTAGACCGATGTTGTACAAGCGGTTGACCCGACAGCCGATTTGTTCTGCCGTGAAGACATCATAAATCGCCGCAAGTGACGTGAAGAAGAACTCTGTTCTTTCGTCATCGTTCAATGGCGGTTCTTTGAACTGAACCCGGTAAATCGTCTTTTGCTCTTTCGCCATAGTCTTTTTCTGTTTAACGCCCCAAACCTTGTGTCAGGCGAACCCCTCCAAAAAACGGCGTGTGCGCCTGACCCGTCAGGGTCTTTTTTTATACTACGTTAGTAGTATTTTTTTCTATATTCTTTTCTTTCCTCTCCTTTAGGGGTTTCTTGCGCAGAAAACACTAATTAAACAGAGTTTTCTACGAGAAAACATATATTATCTCGTAGAAAACATTGCTTTTTCAATTGAAAAGCTCTTCAACCCTATAAAAAGCCGACCTCCGTTTGATTGTTTTCGCTGTCTCGACACCCCATATCCCGGCAACAAGCCTGATAGCTTCTATATCCCCGTCAAAGGCAATGCAACATTCATGGTTATTGTATTCATAGCAATAAACCTCCTGCGGGTCACATTCATTCTTTATTCGGGCTTCCATGTCTTCGTAAAACTTGAACAGGCGTTCTATACCGTCTTTTGTACCATAGCCCCCTGCGCCGAAACTGTAAATCTTCTCCCCGTCATTCAAAGGGCGTATTCCTTTCATACCCCTTGCGAATGATTCATTACCGAAAGCGAAGAAGCAATCGTATTTCTTCACGTCAACCGAATCACGTTCATTACAGAGAGCCTTATAACGTCCCAAAGTCCGGGCGTTCTTCCATGTCATTAAACAATCATTTTCAATATCTTCATTGAACTCAAATTTCTTTTCGTCTGTCATCGTTGTTTCTCAGTTATTAAACCCGACACAGGGCTTTTACGGCTCTCTGTCGGGCGTGGTTAAACATCATGTCAACTATTCAAAATCGGGATAAGTCATTTCAATAGGCATATCAGGCTCTCCCTCAAAGTCATTATTGCAAGCTGAATATAATTCAGGCGTATCGCTCCCAAGCGTAATGTCTTTCCATAATTTGCCGTTGGTGTCTCTGTAAACGGGTCTGTCCCAACAGTCAATCCCAATAAATGTCAAATCTGTCTTTTTCATTGCAGTCTATTTTTAATCCCGCAAACCCGCTTTTGACGGGTTCACGGGAGATTGTTAATTTATGCTTGTAATTTCACACGGTTGAGAAGCGAACCTGAAATTTCATGTAATTCCCGGCTTCTTTCGGGAGTCAGTTCTCGGGCGTGAGCCGTGATTGCCTGAGTGAGCTTCCAAAGGGTTGAACCTCCCTGAACACCATCTTCGGGGTCATTGCGCATCAAAATCTTTTCAACTTCCTTACTTTCCTGTTTCAGAAGACTTCCGTTCTTTGTCAGGTTCTTCAATTCATGCTCAAAGTCAACATCAATTTCGGAAGCCCCCTGTATCTCGTAGGCTTTCTTCATCAGGTTATCTTTCCCGAACAGCCCTTTCGTCAGGTCTTTGACCGCTGAAACGGTGGTCTTCGTGTCAAGTTCATACGTTTTGTTGGATAGTTTCAGGTTATCAGGCAGCTTAGACCCCAAGTGAACCTGCTTCATCACGCTTTCACGAACCATACCATTAAGGCAAGCCCCGTTCAAGAGAAACGCCCGCATGTCAACCGCCCCGTCCCCGTAGTCAGAGGTTGAGAACCGTGCGCCCGCAAATATGATGACATCGCCGTTCTTCGCTGTCGGTATGACGATTGGCTGTGGCAGGATTGTTTCTGCCCAAACCTTTGTGTCGTTCATATAAGCGTCCGAAATTACCGCCCCTTGCTTGCTCGCTTCCTGAACAAAAGCCGTCAGGATTTCAACGCTGTTCAGACGGCGGTAGCTGTCAGAGAGAACACCCCGAACCTGCTCCCCTACGGTTCTGACAAGAACACGGCTTCTTTCCGTCCAACCGCTATGCTCGTTCAGAATTTCGGCGGCAAGGTTCTTAGCCCACTCAGCCCCCTGCGCAAGCTGTCTGAGATAACGCTGCGGAACTCCCATTCTGTCAGCAAGCTGCCCTATGGCGTTATCATGGAGCGAGAACTGACCGTCAGGCATATTCATCATCAGACGTTCTCCCCCGTTGAATGTTATCACGGGGCTGTGGTCTTTCTGTCTCAGGTTAACGCCTATCGGGGCGATATAATCCTGCGCTATCTTTCCCTCGCTGATAAGACGCTCCATTGTAGCTTGAACCCCAACGGATTTACCGTCTATCATTCTCTGAACCTTGTTGATTACAACATCATTCAAACCCTGTTGCAGGGTCTTTTCGTTTGTCACTGTCATTGTTTCCATACTTGAAAATTTTATTTGGGTTAATACTGAATTGATTTTTCTAAATATACCTTTGCTTCCTCATACAAGGCGGCTTCTGTCAAGTCATCTGAACTTGGTTCAAATCCCGCCCAAAAAGCCGCTTCGATAATACTGTTCATATTGTCTTTCATAATTCTGTCCTCCTGTTCAGATTGAAAATTCGCGTTTGAAGTCTTCATCGGAATTGATAGTATCAACGAGAATAGTCATAAGGCTTCTTTTGCTCCCAACTTTTGCGATACTGAAAAGACCGTTTTCCTTTTGTTCGTTTGTGGCGATGAAGATAAATCCTTGTTTCGTTTCGGGCTTGAAAGGGAGAACCTGACGGTTCAGTTTTCTAAAATTGATTACCATAATCTTTTCCTCCTGATTATTTGATATAAAATGAAAATTTAATACCTCTGAGGAGTTTGCATACGCATTTGTCTTCAACGTTATTGAAAGCCCGCTTCAAAAGTTTATTGAACATTTCAACACCGATAAGAGCGATAGCCCCTGAAACGCCAACCAGCTTGTGAACCTTGTTCCCCTCGCCATCAACGCCTGAAACCTTAATTCTGAAATTACGGTTGATTTCTCTTGTGCTGTATGCTAAACTCACTGTCTTCATATTTCTGTTTTTTTGAGGTTCAAAAGTGATTACATCTTAATCATGTTGCAAATATAAGTTAAGTATTTTGGAAATAATCAACTTTTTCGGATAAAAATTAACTGAACAGATTATTTTTAACCCCACTTAACTCCACTTCCGTAGTATTTAACTCCATTATCTCAAAAACAGCCTCAAAATAGCTTAAAAGCATATTTTATAGCATAAAAACTGAGACAAACAAGAAAAAGCATTATTTTTCTGAGTATATTGTAATCACTTTAAGAAATAAAGCATACCTTTGTTGCGTAAACTTTTCAGTTAAACAAAGCATTCATTATGAAACAAAAGATTTTAGAGGCGTTGAAAGCCAAATTTCCGGGGGTCAACGCAAATGTATTGAACAGGATTGCCGATAAACTCGCCAAGACTGTAACCACAGATGAACAAATAACAACTGCTATTGCAGGGGTAACAAAAGAGTTCATCGAAATCATTGAAAGCTACGGCGACAGCCGTGCGACAGAAGCCCAACAGACAGCCGTACAAACCTATGAAACCAAATACGGTCTGAAAGACGGGCAAAAGATTGATAACGGGGGCGGCTCTCAGGGCGGTCAGCAAGGAGGAACGCAACCCGTTCAGACACAATCCGCAGGGGGCGAGCAAGTTCCGGCTTGGGCACAGGCTCTTATCGAAAGCAACAAGACGATAACCGAGCGTTTGAACAAAATGGATGGAGACCGTACAACTGTAACCCGCAAGCAACAACTTTCCACAATCATTGAAAAACTGCCTGAAAATCTACGCAAGGCTTACGAGCGCACACCTGTTGACGGTCTAACCGATGAACAGTTCAACACGCTTGTCGGCGAAATCACTACCGAAGTGGACGGCATTGTCAATGACACACGGGCAAAAGGGGCTGTTTTCGGAAGACCTGCCGCACAGAACGGCGGTTCATCAAGTCAAGGGAACGAACTGACAAAAGAGCAATTGGAGGCTATATCACACCGTGACAACAAGCCCGCCGACGGTCAGCCGTTCTAATGTTTAACACTCAAAATCATTCAAAAAAATGGGAATGACAGTAACACGCAGGAAAGACACACGCACACCTCGTGTCTTCATGCACAAAACAGCGGATATTCGCGGCGGTGTTTCGGTCAAGGTTTCTGAACTTGGCGGCGATTTTCTGAATGAGGGCGCAGTTCTGAGCGCACCCGACAACGGCATTTGCCACGTTGTGAAGATTGCCGTTCTGTCGGCAGAAGCGACAGATATCGCAACTGACATCAAAGTAAATAAAGGTCACAATTTCAAAGTAGGCGATTTCGTCATGGCTGATGAGGGCGGCAAGGCTTACGCTATCACGGCAATCACAACCACAGAGAAAACCCACGACACAATCAAGGTCGGAACCACTCTCGGCGTGAAGATTGAGAAAGGCGGCTTTATCATTGAAGCTGCATCGGAATCGGCAGAGAAAACCTCAAAACTGAAATACACCCCGCTTTCACTTGTCGGAACAGGCAAGCCCATCGTGCAAAACTCAAATCTTGACACGGACGCTTGGCTTATTGGCGTGACAAAGGGCAACCCGCTTCCTGAATGCGTGATGAAACACCTCAAAGGTATCATAAACTATTAATC